CCGGCTTTGGCGGGGTCGACACCACACCTTTACATGCCAGATAGGTATCTAACAGGTATTGGTAGACGGGAGTAGTCGTACACGGATGTACTCTACTCCAGCTCGTGACAGTCTTTTGTGGACCTGCACGACCTTTGATTGATACAGATGGATCTGAGAAGCCCAACACACGAAACAAACAGGCTTGCGCCTGCCTATGTTCGTGTATTCGTTCATAAACGCTCTCGGCTTTCAACATCTTGGACATAAGTATGCCGCCCCGAACCTTAATCAGCTTTCGCTGATAGGCAGAGGACCACGGTATGTTAACCCCAGATGTCGTGCTCTCAGTGTGAGGCACTAATGGAAGCTTATATGCATCTACAAGCGATTTAGCTATTTCCCAAACCGGTCCACTTGGTATACCGACGGAAAACAAAAGGTTTGCCACATGTGCAGCCTCTCTTCTGTTTGTCGGCTCTTTGCGAATGTATAACGGACGGACGTTGATCCCGGCTTTAAAGTCGGCACCACAGGATTCTCGAAAGTCTCCTGTAGAAAACGTTTTGTCGTTATTCGTATAGAAACCCAAGTGCCTAAGGAGTCCAACGACTCTATTTGCAAGCTCGTTCTCAATGATGATGTCATCACCGTAAACTAGCGGATTCGCCGAACCTACTGCCACGCAAGCGGCATAAAAGATTAGCGTTTCCAATGGAAAGGTTGAACCATTTCCCATACTTGCAAATTTCTGGTAAACCCCAACACCTACCTCTTTGCCTTTGTATGCGCGTGAGCGCACAGCTGAAAGGTAGTTAAACCACTTCCTTGGTAACAGTGTCCGTACACAGTCGTAAGACAGTGTATCGGATGCCATCGCCAGGTCTATGGTGGCCCAGGCTCCGGTTAAGGAACCCTCTTGGGCACGTTGTTGGTTGTTAGATTGCGTTGCCAAATTAATAGGCGTGTACCTTTTAAACCGACCTTTAACATAGCTGTCAAAAGCAAGTTGGAGGGGTAGGGACGCCATTGGTTCGCACGCAATACTACGGTGTGTTTTCCAGTTCTTAGGAACAAAGACTACGCGATTGAAATCGGTAGTTTTGATTTTGACCTCTTCCGTGCTGAATCCATTCCAGCGTAGAAGCGTATCAATAAAGGGCTTTGCACCGTGAGAACAGCTTATTTGTTTACGAATCTTCATAAACGGTAGGCTGTCTGCGCGGGTGCTGTCCTCTGTTGCACCACTGGTCAACCTTACCAACTCTGGAAGTTGGTCAAGGAATGATCCAAAACCACCAAGCACACCTTTGATGACAATACGCATACGTTCTTTCTCGAACATATACGCGTCTCTTTCCGGATACGTTTCATAATGCTTTAAGCGCTTATTTGCAATTTTGCAAAGTTGCTCAGCACGGTGAAAGTTTTTGACCGCTGCTTCAATGCAGTGCGGTCCGGAGAAGGCTGCGTTCTTTGAAAAGAATGCAGCAATTTGGGTTGCTACTTGGTAATCGCCTATTTCGCTACGCAAAGGCTCAGTGTAAGCATTCGATGTAAGACACTTCAAGTCTCTGGCGCGGATCGCGCCAGATAAAAACTTGAATACTTTAATGTCCGACAAGAAATGTTTGTGCTCGTCGAGGTACGCATTTGCAATTGCAAATGTATTTAGGTTCTGCATGATAGATACCTCCGCCCCTAGGGGCTGGTTTAATTTTAGACGCTGTTTGAACTCCGTTAGGAGTCAGCAATAAGACTAGTAAGAGGGCACTCATTGGCCACCTCCGCCGAAAAGGTAGAGATAAGTCAACAAGAGGATGACAACCATGCTCCCTGCAAAAAGCAGGTAGATAGTAAACATCCGGTGCATCTTACACAACGAAGTTCTGAGTAACGAAGGATGCCAAGAAGGCACTGTCCGCACTCAGATCGGCGTAGCGAGCTTTAGCAGCGTCAATATCAGCAGTCTGTGCACCAACAGGTACACGAACCACTACCTCGATTGAGATACGCTGAGCCAAAGGAGCGTTAGACGCGTCGGTAGAGCCGACGACAATCTTCGAGCTCATTTCTGAGACACCGTTGATGCTTGTCGGTACTTTCCGTTTTTGGATCAGGAGATCTGGCTTGGCAATTGTATGCGAAGGACCAGTATAGGTGCGACTGTTGCCGTTATCGGCAAATTGAGCGTATGCAGTTTGCATAATGTATATCCTATGTTATGCACTATTGTGTTAATTATGACGACTTCTTAGATAGCGCGGAAAGCAGAAGTGCCAGCAAATCAGCCAAGTGAATATCACTCAGGCCGAAACCGTTGAATTGAAGCTCTCCAAGGGACCCTCCGGGTGCCCTAACGCGTACTTCACCAGTTGTAACAGCAGAGGTATTGTAGTTCCCTGAATAGCCTGGATCACAATTAGTCAAACCAGTTCCTCTAAAGGACTTGGTGTATAAGACTTTATAGTTGCGACTAAGAGCCAAATCGGGAAACTCACCCGCTGCTTCTAATGAAGTGAGAAACGAGCCCACGTTTACGAACCAGTCCACGACGAATGAGAATCTTAACAATTCCCACGACGTCGTTAAAGGAGCAATTCGGAACAACGCAGGTTTGGTTTGTGAACCGGCATACCCGTAAGCTGCGATTTTGACATCTATGTCATAGTTACAGCTAAGGCTGAATGGTCCATGATCCCACTCGAACTCATCCTCTTTGTTATAGTTCCATGAGCCTGACTGACGTTCTGAGTACCATTTTAACTTGGTATCTTTGGCGTTGTTGGCTTTTACAAAGTCTCTGATTGAATATACTAACGGCATTAAACCGTAGCGATACCACAACCAGCGACTAGCCAGCGCACTAGGAGAATTAATTAACTCCAATAAGTGCTTGCTGGGCATAGAACTTACTATTTTGATAAATCTGGTAAGGAAGTCTCTAAACATACGTACGGTTTCCCGTAGTTCACCTAGAAACGTTCCTAGATCGAAGTATTTCTTAGCAAGCTTAGCCGCGGCACCCGTTGTTAGGGCGTCTAGGTTTACACCTGCTTCTTCGAGCCAGAAGGCAATCTCATCTTCACTTGCTGCAGACCCATGTGCTGACGTAGGCGTATTCGCCATGAAATCACATGAGACTTGGGCACTCAAAAAGTCGGTTGAATAATTCCAACCGAATGAGGCTTTAGTGTCGTATCGATGCCAAAAATAGCTATTTAGAGGTAAGCGCTCTTTGTTGCGCTTAAAGTTCGGAGTGTCTGCACCCCGTACGATCCATGCATTTTCTGCATGAACCGGAAAGGTCCGTTCCTGTTGCCAGGTAGACCCGTCTGCCATCGTGACGTACTCTGTTACTGAGTCACCACTAGGTGGAGTGCCAGTTACTCGTTCCATATGAAGCTTTATCCTTCTACGCGAAAGCTTAGGTGGATAATCCAATGTCACGGATGACATCGAGGCCCCGGGAGGGGC